GAAGGTGATTCTTTAATTGAAACTAGATTTGGACAATCGATAAGATTTTCAGGATTTAATAATGTTGGAAACGCATTCTCACCAACGATAATTTTAAGAAACGGAGAAAATGCAGAAAGTGGAAAAAAGGCACCAGAATTAAGTACTGAGGAAGATATTAATAGAGATGGTAGTATAATAGCATTAACATCTGGACAATATCAATTACCATTTGTTCCAGGAGTAATTGATGATAAGGGTAAAACAAACTTTGGAACTAAGCCTGATTCATTTGGTGAATACCCATCTAAATTAATAGGAGACCAAATATTAATAAATTCGGGAAGAATAATACTTTCAGCAAAAAATGCAGAAATGTTATTCTATTCAAAAAAGAATTATGGATTTATTTCCGATGGCGCAATGTCGATTGATAATAAGTTGGGTATTGATATAAGTGTAGGAGATGATATTCATATTGTTACAAATGATAAAGATATTAATATGGTTACTGGTAAAGGTGCTATATTTTTAGGAAGTGAGGCATTAGAGCCTATGGTAAAAGGACAACAATTAGTTGATATATTAGCAGAATTGATTGATGCTATTACTCAACAAACTTATTTAACACCATCTGGTCCATCGGCAGTAGGACCTACTAACATTTCTCAATTTGGTTCTATAAAATCAAAATTAAATAATATATTGAGTAGATTAAATCAAACTTCTTAATATGTCTTGGCAAATTTTTAAAGAAAATATTTTAAGGAGAGCAAACGCTCCAGATTCGATTCAAGATATTGATACCGTTGCAAAATTGTACGCGGATGAATATGATATGTGTATGAAGCGAGGTGGAGATGTTATAAATAAAGTTGCAATTACTAAAGGTAATACCGAAATTATGCAGCAGTTATTTAAAGCTGCTTTATTAAAAGGGCAAACATCAAATACCCCATACGATTTAGTTGGGGAAATGGGAAAGGGAGTTATAGCATATTGGCAAGGTGCTCAATTAAATGCATTCCCAATACCATTAATTCCGGCTCCCGGTTCAACGAGTAACATTGGAGTTACTTCGAATTTAGTTACAAATGCAGGTGTATGGGCACCGGCTGTATCCGTTCCTTCACCGCCAAATCCTTACGAACAATTGGATTGGAGCCAAGTTCCATTAGATAAGAATGACCCTTTGGTACAAGAAATTATTGCACCTAATCTTGAACAAATTGAAGTACAACTTCAAACCGAGCCATTAGTTGAATATGGTAATCCTGACACGTATCCTGTTGTATTGGAAATGGATAACGTAATAGCCGAAACACTTGATAACGCATTATACGAACAACAAATTCTAAAGACTGAACCGGCAACAGAAGAAGAAAAGGAAGAACAAAAAAAATTAATAAGTACTGGATATAAAACACTTGATGAGTTATTAAAAATTGCTGGTGCATGGGCGCCTAAGTTGGGTAAGAATTCAAGAGTTAAATATGAAAATTTAAGAAGTAATTATATTAAAGGTGTTCATGGGTTATGTCCACAAGGAACTCAAGCAGTTGTAGTTGCATTAACGGGTATAACTAAATTGGGTACAATATCGGGTAATGCCGATTGGTTTTCATTTAAAGACCCATCTACTGGTGGTGGTAGAAGTAGCTTTGCTATATCAATTGGTGGCAAGACTTATTATAATGATAAAGTGCGTATTGATTTTGATTCATTTGTAGCTGATTCAACAAAATGGCAAATTGGGGATATTTTAGTAAATGGATATGAATCCAAAGCCTACGGTCATATTCAAGTTTGGACAGGATTTAAATGGGTAAGTGATTTTTCACAAAACCGAATTCATACTAGTGGGTGTTTAAAATCTTCAGCCGCATTATGGAGATTAAACGATAATGGTATAGCCGCCGTAGAATCCGTTAAAAGTAAAGTAGCATAAAATGTCAGTAATACCACCAAATAATAATACAACTTTAATAATTGATGATTTTATTAATTATGCAACTGCCCATTTATCTACTGTTACTGGGATAGTTAATACAATATCATTATACCCACCATTGGGAACACCGGCACCAGGAGTATTACCTTGGTCAGGATATCAAGTTCAGCCGGCAACTTCAGGTGGTGGAGCATTGGGAGTTCCTCCGCAGGAAATAGTATTTAATGAAGCTCAGCAATTGGCATCCGATACCGCAACGTTGGAAGGGAGTAATATAAATGAAGCAACTTCAGCGGGGTTTGAGGTATCATTCGAAGCACCCCCACCACCAACTGTTGAAATAGAACAAGTAGAATACCAACTCTTAGAAGAAGCAAGGAACGAACCAGACCCACCATTATCCGAAGAAGATAAACCAAAAAATGACGTTCCACCTCAACCAAACTATAAAACTAATGTTAAAGTACCAAATGAATTGGTTGCGGCTATGATAAAATATAAAATTTGTACTACTAACATAGAAAGAGCACACTTTTTGGCACAATGTGAACATGAATCGGGTGGATTTAGATACAAACAAGAAATATGGGGACCAACAGCTGCTCAATCAGGATATGAAGGTAGGGATGATTTGGGAAATTTGCAAAAAGGTGATGGATATAAATTTAGAGGTAGAGGGTATATTCAATTAACTGGTAGAGCAAATTATAGAAAGTTTGGGCGTATTGCTGGGGCCGATTTTGAAGGAAACCCAGATAGTGTTGCAACGCAATATTTTGCAGATACCGCATGTATGTTTTGGAAAACTAACAGCTTAGTAAACCGTTGTAAGGATAGCACTACAACAAGTATTAAATTGGTTACTAAAAAAATAAATGGTGGATACAATGGATTAGATGATAGAATAAAAAAATTCACAAAATACTGGACAGAATTACAAAAAGACCCTACACTTTGGAGCTAATTATTAAAATAATCAATTCAAATATTTATAAACATAACAAATAATAAAGTATGGATACGGACAAACTATTAAAAGCTATTCAGATTCTTATTAAAGAGGAGCTTAAAGAGCAATTGCCTGCATTAATTAAGGAAACTGTAAGAGCTGAAGTAAAAAAACTAATAGCAGAAGGAAAACAACCTGCTAAATCACAACCAAATGGGTTATCAATGGCTAAAGCTATTTTAGAAGATGATGTTATTATAGAATCGGTTAAAGAAAAAGTAGAACAAAAAAAATTTAGTAAAAATCCAATGATTAACCAAATTCTAAACGAAACTAGAGGTGGTATTCCACAAGGTGATGGTGGGTTTAGAACAATGAATTTTGGACAGGGTGATATGGGTTCAATTGTGGGTAGAACTGCAATAGCTGAAAAAATGGGGTATGGTGATATGGCTAAAGGACCTCAACCAACCGGATTGGGCGTGAATACGGGAGTAGCTGAAATAGATAAAGCTTTGAATAGAGATTATTCTGAACTTGTAAAAAGATTTAAAAAGAAATAATGGCAGTAATACTTGGTAAAAAGTTAGTAATCGATTCAAAGCAGTTTGAAGACTATGCAATAGGTATAACATTACCTATTCAAATAGGAAATACTGCTTTTAATCAAAGTTTTATAACTGCTGACCAGGTTAAAAGTAATATTAAAAATTTATTACTTACAAAAAGATTTGAAAGATTGATGCAGCCTGAATTTGGGAGTGGTATTCAAGAATTATTATTTAATATGAATGATGAAATGTTTGCTGATAACTTAGAAAATAATATTGTTGATACACTTTCTAAATGGTTACCATATGTAAATGTAGAAACTATTAATATCCAGCAATCAAACGAATTTAAAGATAATAATAAGGTTGAAGTATCAGTTTCATTTAGAGTATCAGATACACAGGTATTAGATACGGTAACTTTTAATGTACAAACATAATGGCTATAACAACAATAAATAAGAATTTTAAAAATAAAGGAAAGGATATAAAATATCTTAATAAAGATTTTGCAGCATTTAGAGCAAATCTTATTGATTTTACAAAAAATTATTTTCCAAAGACTTATGGTGATTTTAACGAATCATCTCCTGGTATGCTTTTTATTGAAATGGCATCTTATGTAGGTGATGTTTTGGCTTATTACACCGATGATACATTGAAAGAATCTTTAATGCCTTATGCAGAAGATATTCAAAGTATTATAGCTCTTGCACAATATTTGGGGTACAAACCAAAAGTAACATCTCCGGCAGTAACAACATTATCGGTTTATCAATTAGTACCATCTATTGGGGTTGGTGCTAGTAATAGACCAGATGATACTTTTTATTTAAAAGTAAGAGAGGGGATGATTGTAGCAAATCAAGCGGGTACCGTTCAATTTATAACAACTGATATGGTGGATTTTTCAAATGAAATTGATAGAGAGACGACCATATATCAAAGAGATGTACTTACAGGAGAACCTACATTTTATTTAATAAAAAAATATGTACAAGCAATATCAGCCGTAAGAAATCAAAAAGAAGTAACGTTTGGAAGTTATGAAAATTTTAGAACAATTGATTTACCGGAAACAAATATAATTGAAATATACGATTGTAGAGATTCTAATAATAATAAATGGTATGAAGTGCCGTATTTAGGACAAGAAATGATATTCATTGATTATCCAAATACCGAAGCTAACGATTCAGACCTATATCAGTTTAAATCAACTGTACCATATGTTTTAAAAACAATAAAAACACCAAAACGATTTACAACTAGAGTAAACCAAGATAGTACAATAACAATTGAATTTGGTGCAGGAGACCCAACAGCATCCGATGAACAATTAATTCCAAATCTTAAAAACGTAGGATTGGGATTACCAAATTCTATTAAAAGATTGGATGAATCATTTGACCCAACTAATTTTTTAAAAACAAAAACGTATGGTACTTCTCCATCTAATACAACAATGACTGTAAAATATTATACAGGTGGAGGTATTAGTTCAAACGTTGCAGCAGGAGAATTAACAAGAATTAATGGGGTTGAATTTGAAGAAAGTTTAAGTTCTTTTACAAGAGCCCAACTTTCACTTTATAATTCTGCAAAAAATTCATTAGCAGTTGATAACGATGTACCTGCAGTTGGTGGTAGAGGTGGTGAAACTTTAGAAGAAATTAGACAAAATGCATTAGCAAATTTTGGAGCTCAAAATAGAGCAGTAACTGCAAAAGATTATCAAATTAGAGTATTATCAATGCCATCGAAATATGGAGCTATAGCAAAAGCATATGCTGTTGCGGATGGAACATTGGATAACAACTCACCTTCATCTATATTAGCATCGCCAAACAATTTACAAGAATTTACTGATTTAGTATTAGATTTTGTAAATAAACCAGATGATTTAGAACCAACTGAGCAAGATATAAAACAACAAATTACTAATTTTTTAATTGGTAAAACTTCAAATGAAAATGAAAAAAATAATCCATTTGCTATTAACTTATATCTATTAGGATATGATATAAATGGTAATTTGACAAATTTAAATAGAGCCGTAAAAGAAAATCTTAAAACATATATTAACGAATACCGAATGTTAACTGATGGTATAAATATAAATGATGGATTTGTAATTAATATTGGTTTAGAATTTGAAATTATAACATATCCAAATTATAATAAAAATGAAATATTAACAAAATGTATAAACGAAGTAAAAGATTTCTTTAGTATAGATAATTGGCAGTTTAATCAAACTATTAATTTAAATGAAATTGAATTGTTATTAGCAAATGTAGAAGGAGTTTCATCTGTTCCATCTGTGAAAGTTACAAATAAGTGTGGTGGTAGATATTCACCAAATTCGTATAATATCGAAGCGGCAACTAAAGATAAAATTGTATATCCATCATTAGACCCTTCAGTTTTTGAAATTAAGTTTCCTAGTGGGGACATAAAAGGCAGAGTAAGATAATGGCATACTATTTATTAACAGCATCAAAAGATGCAACAGTCTATCTCCAACAACCAAACCAAAATACAGGTTTAGATGAGATATTAGAAATAAGCAAATTATATTATGGTAATGTAAAAGATATATCTCATGCATTGCTAAAATTTGAAGTAGGATACCTATCGGCATCGATATCTAATAGTACAATACAATTAGATGAAGCAACTCTTATTTTAAAAGAAACAAAAACCGAAGAAATTCCTTTGGAATATACAATTTTTGCAAATGCAATTTCGGGAAGTTGGGAAATGGGTATTGGTACTAGGTTTGATAATATATCAACACAGGGAGTAACTTGGAATTATAGAGAAGGGGATTCTAAATTAGATTGGTTAGAAAATAATTTTAATTCATTCACATCAGCTAGCCAAAATAATGGTGGTGGTGGTACTTGGTGGACTCAATATGAAGCATCACAATCATTTAGCTATCAAACTGCTGATATTGATATGAATGTAAAATCTTTATTAAAAAGCTGGATGAGTGGTTCTATAAAAAATGATGGTATTATATTAAGACACGCATTTAATAAAGAAGTTGATACGCAAGATTATGGCGCAATAAAATTATTTAGTAAAGAAACAAATACTATATATCAACCAAAAATTAGAATAGGTTGGGATGACCAATCATTTATAACTGGTTCATTAAATGCATTAACTTCGGAGGATATAAAAGTTGGAGTTACTAATTTAAAAGCAGAAGTTAAAGTTGGAACTACGCCAAAAATAAGAATATTTACTAGAGAATTATATCCTATTAAAACTTTTGTTAAACAATTTGCATATAGTACATTACATTATTTACCAGCAACATCATATTATCAAATTAAAGATTATACATCGGATGATATTATTATTCCTTTTTCCGATTATTCAAAAATTAGCTGTGATGTAAATGGTAATTATATAAATTTAAATCTTTCTAATTGGGAAGCGGATAGAACATATAAAATAGAATTTAAAGTAATTATTGATGGTAATACTCAATATTTTGACGATGATATAACATTTAGAATTGTAAAAAATTAAAATGGCAAAAACGGGATTACAAAACGAAGCATTAATAAGTGAACTTTTAATAAGTGGTTCTAGTTCACCTATCATTTCTAAAAATGAGTTTGGTGTTTACTCATTTTTTCAAGAAAATAGGACTGATGGTGTTATATCCGGACAATTAACAAGACCAAAATATAATGAAACTGAGTTAGTAAAATCTGTTGATACTGTAATATTTGAATTGCTTCCACCAGAAGCGCCTCCG